AAAGCATCAAAAGCCCCTGGTTCTAGAGTAAAGAAAATCTAATGGCAAGAAAAAAAAGAAGCAATGACAATCAGCCAATTGGAATTGGCATGACTGCAAAGCAAATGAAGAGAAGGAAACCAATCAACACAGACTTCCTTCTGGATATTACCCCTGCCTCAGAGAATCAAAAGAAATTTTTTGAAGCATACAACTCAGACAAACATCTTTTTGTGTATGGTTGTGCAGGAACTGGTAAGACATTCATTGCACTTTACAATGCATTGAGAGATGTCCTCAGTGAGATCACTCCATATCAAAAGATTGTTATTGTAAGATCTCTGGTTGCTACTAGAGAGATTGGTTTCTTGCCTGGTGATCATGATGACAAGTCAGCCTTGTATCAGATCCCATACAAGAACATGGTTAAGTACATGTTTGAGATGCCAACAGACTCAGATTTTGAAATGCTGTATGGCAACTTAAGATCTCAAGAGACAGTTACATTCTGGTCTACTTCTTTCATCAGAGGTACTACTCTTGATAACTCAATTATCATTGTTGATGAATGTCAAAACTTGAACTTTCATGAACTTGATAGTATAATTACTAGGGTTGGTGACAACTCAAGGATTGTGTTTTGTGGAGACGCAAGACAGTCAGACCTTACAAAGACCAATGAGAGAAATGGAATCCTAGATTTCATGAAGATCATTGAAAGAATGCCAGAGTTTGAGACAATTGAATTTGGTGTTGATGACATTGTTAGATCTGGTCTAGTTAAATCCTACATTGTTAATAAGATGGCAGCAGGTTTTTAATGTTTAATCATGTTGATATTAGTCTCCCTAAGTTAGATAGGGAGACTATTGATGGTGTAAGATACTACAAAATCCCTGATGGAGATGAGTTAGTAAAACTTGTCTCCATTACTTCTGTCACCAGTCACCACAATAAACATATCTTTGAAGACTGGAGAAAAAGAGTTGGAGAAGAAGAGGCTAATAGGGTAAACAAACAGGCAACTAGTAGAGGTACTGATCTCCACAGTCTGGTTGAGCATTACCTTCTTAACATGCCTTTGATTCCTGAGAAGTCTTTAATTGCAAAGCATCTTTTTAGAATTATTACTCCAGAATTAAAAAAGATAAATAATATCTATGCACTTGAATCTTCATTATACAGTCAGCAGTTAGGCATAGCAGGTACAGTAGACTGCATTGCTGAGTATAATGGTGAACTATCAGTAATAGACTTTAAGACTTCAAAGAAAGCAAAACCCAGAGAATGGATTGAACATTATTTTGTTCAGGCAGCAGCATATGCTTGCATGTTCTATGAACTCACTGGTATTCCTGTTAAGAAACTAGTTATTCTAATGGCATGTGAAGATGGGGATTGCGTTGTTTATGAAGAGTATGATAAACTCAAGTATATGAAACTTCTGACACATTACATTAAGGATTTTATAGAATCAAAACTAAAAGAATATGGAAAGTAAATTAAAGTCTGCACTAGAATCAAAGTTTTTGTGTCAAGCAAAGTTTTCTCAGATCATTGAAGAGATTGTCAAAGTCAACAAAGACATGAACTACATTGATGCTATCATCTACTATTGCGAACAGAACAATATTGAGGTAGAATCTGTAGGTAAGTTAGTTAGCAAACCACTCAAAGAAAAACTTAAGTGTGATGCTATTAATTTGAATTTCTTGAAGAGAACATCTAGAGCAAAACTTGTTATATGACACCCTTTGATGCTTACAAGCAATACCTTGCACTGAAGAATCACTTTAGTAAAGAGAAGTATGATTATCATAAGTATGCAGGTAAGTCTAGGGCATCAGTAGCAACCTTCAATAAAAGAAAGGACAAGTACTGGTTTGAAAAACTTAGTAGACAAAAGAGCGATGAGGAAATTAAAAACTTCTTCATCGCTAATTTTGTAGCTGCAGATGATCCAAATAGTTTATGGATTGGTAGTGTAATTAGGTCAGGGGATACTTACTATCAAGAGTGGAACAAGAGACAGCAAAGTCTACAGTACATTTTTACACAAGAGTCTGAGGAATTATTCTCAGAACACAAAGTGGATGATGTATTTGATTGTACTAAAGGTCACCCAATCATTTTAAAAAAGTTCCTGAGCGGGAAAATTTCTATGGAAACACTAGTGATCTATGATAGAATATTCCTGTTTGGGAATAATTTTGACAAGAAACTTTTGGATCCTATTTGGGAATCTGTCTCTATGAAACTCAAGAAATATTCCCCATTTCTAAATATTGATATATTCAAGTACAGAAAAATTTTAAAGAGTACTGTTGTAGGAGGTTAATAATGTCTTTTTTTGATTCAGACATGGTTAAAGAAGATATGAAATCTATCTCTGAAATTCAGAGACAGATTGTTAAGGAGTTGCCTGCTTTCTTTGCAATGACAACTGCAGAAAAACTAGCACACATTGATTTGCTAGAGAAACTTTTGGAGAAGCAGGAGATTATCTACACCAGACTCTGCTTGTCTGATGATCCAGAGGCACTCCAAATGAAGCAGCAGATGAGAGACTCTGCTCAACTACTAGGGTTTGGTGATACCCCTGACATCCATGAGGTATTCAAAACCATGAAGGCTACAGTTGATGGTCTCAGGAAAACTGCAATAAGAGACAGATAAATACCTTGACAGGACTGTCTCCTCAGGGTATGATAGTCCTGTGATCAATCAGATCCAATCCAAACAATCCTTTCAATCCGAGGTAATCTAATGTCTTTTGCAGACCTTAAAAAGAAATCCAAGCTTGGTTCTCTGACTTCTAAACTGGTTCAAGAAGTGGAGAAGATGAATACCTCAGGTTCAGGTGGTGCTGATGAGCGCATCTGGAAACCTGAAGTAGATAAAGCAGGCAATGGATTTGCAGTTATTCGTTTCCTCCCTGCTCCTGCTAATGAGGAGCTTCCTTGGGCAAAAGTTTATACTCATGCCTTCCAAGGAAATGGTGGATGGTTTATTGATAACTGTCTGACCACTGTTGGTCAGAGTTGCCCAGTGTGTGAAGCAAACCGTGAGTTGTGGAACACTGGTAGCAAAGCAAACCAAGAGATTGTACGTCAAAGGAAGCGTAAACTCTCTTACTACTCTAACATCTATGTTGTGAGTGATAAAGCACACCCTGAGAATGAGGGTAAAGTATTCCTGTTCAAGTATGGCAAGAAGATCTTTGACAAGATCTCTGCTGCTATGCAACCTGAGTTTGATGATGAGACTCCAATTGATCCCTTTGATTTTTGGAATGGTGCAAACTTCAAGGTGAAGATCAAGAAGGTTGCTGGTTATTGGAACTATGATAGTTCTGAGTTTGAATCAACCTCTACTCTTGGTGACTTTGATGATGATGTTCTAGAGGGAATCTGGAAGAAAGCATACTCTCTTGATGACTTTGTTAATGCAGACAAGTTCAAGTCCTATGAACAACTTGATAATCGTCTGAAGTCTGTCCTTGGTCAGAAAGCTGCACCTAAGGTTGATGAATCCTTTGAAGATGAAGAAGAGGATCGTGGTCCTGTTCCTTCTAGGGAAGAAGTTTCTGAGGGAAAGTATGGTGGGACCAGCTATCAGGCAAGTTCATCCTCTTCTGATGAAGATGAAGATGATGCTCTGAGTTACTTCCAGAGACTGGCAGAAGAATGATTACCTTGGGGAGATGACTCTTAAGTTGTCTCCCCTTTTTGTTGTCCTATCTACATACTGAGAAGAGAATCCATAGTTCATAATATCTTCAAAGTCATCAATGATTGTCTGGAGATATCTTCTCTTCAGAACATAAATGTTTCTCTTCTCTTCATTTCTAGCAATTTCATGATCATAAACACTGATTGCTTTAACTGGATTAATTGTATATGCAGTTCCCTGAATAGTTTCAATCTGTTCTTCCATATCAAATCTTACAGTGGTAGAATCAAATGTGGTTGTACTTGAATCAAATGTGTATGGAACACTTAATACATTCTGCTGCTCCACTTCAACATCAAAATAAGTTACACTAAAGTCTGAGTCAACAATTTTTCCAGCAGGTA